TAAATCGGGTATTGATGCTAATTTGCCGCCATTAGCAAGAAATATTGCTAATAATTCCTGACCATCACCTTGGCTTAATAATTGTGACCATAGTAATTTTGTTTCTACTCTTACACCACCAAAACCACCACGACGATTAGCAAATACTAATTGCATTGCATCGCCTAATCTTGCTAATGGCTGTATAGATGTAAATCCATCAACATTTCTAAATCTATTTTCAACATTAACACTTGCACCAGTTATATCATCACCACGTTGTTGTTGTGATGGATCAGATTGTTTTGGTATTTTAGGTTTTGGTGCTAATGCTGATGCTGCGACACTAAGTCCAATACCAACAATAGTAGTAACAATTGCTGATACTGGATCACATACAATATCTGGGATATGGTCATATGAAGCATCGCGTTTAGGGCGATAATTTGCTACTTCATTTGCATACCATTGATATTCTTCTAATGTAATTCCTAATGTATCAATTAATTGTTTTTCCCATGGCAATATCGCGCCACGTATTTGATGGTTGATGACCATATCACGCGATTTATCTGGGCGCTGCAATGAAGCCATCCGGTGTCATAAAAAACTGCTAGTCCAAAACCATTATTAGCTGGGACTAACCCAATAATACCAGTTTCGGCTGGTATTCCCCATAATTCTAATTGTTCTTTAAAAATTGTGGTATCACCTTTAGATAAACGCCGATACCAGCTACGTTTTGGTATCGGTGCATTAATTCCATACCATGCTAACACCCATCTACATAAATTAATGCAGTCTGTAGCACCATGTCGTGATGGTTCTGCACCAAGTCGATATGGTAATCCAATTAAATCAGCCGGATCGGATAGCACCCGTGCTTGGTAATGCTCCGACTGCCTCACGACTGATGCGTAAATTAGGTGCTTGGGCTCCAATAGCATCGAGCGCACTGCTAAGTTCCATTTCTACTGCTTGTGTATTATATGATAATCCAGTTGCCATCCATGTTTCATCACCTAATATTGTCTGGGGTGTGTAAGTATCAGTTAATTGATAAGTTTTTACATTAACTGTCCAATTATTATTTACTGCTTGCTGCACCCAATTTAAAGTTAAATAATTTGCTGGTAAGATAAGTTGGCTGCTAATATTATCGCCATTTTTTGTTTTTTGTGCGCCTCTATAATTAAATGGTAATAACTGATATGGATTACCGTCAAATGTTACCGATGTTGCTGGTCCTTCAGAAAAGAAATTTTGCCAGCGGGTTATATTATTTGTATTGCTAGTAAAAGTAACAAAATTACCAATGATGAATATACTCATTTTAGACCTACCTGTCTGCGATAACTAGGTGATTGTTGTAATTTGGTAGTAATTTGTGCAGCACCTGCTTTAGCACCAGCGGCTGCTGCACGTTTTTCTGTTGCAATCATTGCCGCTTGTAATTGTTCCGTACTAACATAATCTTGCCCAAGGAATCTTGTAGTTTCAAAGCTCATTGATAATACCGGAGTTAATGCCATATCACCTTCTGCGCCGCTGTTACTGCCTATATTATTACCATTATTACTTCTACGTTGATAACGTGCCATTGCAACGGCTGTAGTATCTGTTGGGATGATCGTACCTGCTGTACGTGGTACGAATAGTTCAGGGCCTCGCTCACCAACAAGTGATGGTCTACCAACTGGCGGAATACCACCATCGGCAAAGGCAAATAATTTATTACCACCAATATTGATATTAAGGCCTCCAAGCAATGATTTAATACCAAAAGATATAAGCATCTTACCAATATCTTTTAATATATCAGATAAAGATTCTTGTAAAGTTTTAGCACCTGTTATGGCACCATCTATAGCACCGACAATACCAGTTGCGATACTAGATCCAATATCTTTTACTACGTTAGCAATTTTTTCTTTTTCGGCTAATAATGCTTTAGTAGCATTAATATCTTTTAATTTGTTTAACACACTAGTTTCTTCTAATCCAATAGTGCCGGCCATAATATCACGTAATTGCATTTTTAAGATTACTTCTGCCTCATTACCATTAAGACGCGCTTGTAAAATCGCAAGCTCATCTTCTAATGGTTGCATACGCTGTAGATTAAAATTAGCTTGTGCTTTTAATTTTTCGTCTTGTTCTTTCTGTTGTGCGTTTAATTTTTCCTTTTGCTCATTCTGTTGGTCATTTCGTTCCTTTTCCAAATCTTTTATGGTTTTTACATAATTTACTTCGGCTTGAAAAATATCTAATTTTCTTTGATTTGGTCCAATTTGATCTGTCTTTGCTTTAAGTATTGCTAATTCTTTTGTAAGTAATGCTTCTTTTAATTTATCTTCTTGCGCAGTTGCCAATATAAGTTGTGCTCTCAATTTAGCCTCTTGCTTACTAATGTCTACAATCTGTTTTGATGTATTAACTTGTATAGCGCTACTTGGTGTATCAATCTGCATAGACATGGGCGTCGGCGTCGGCGTCGGTGTCGGCGTCGGCCTCGGTATTGATGGCGTCTCCATACGTTTTAATCTATTTTGCATTAATTCCAATAACACTTCTGTGACAGGCTGGCGCCGCATTCTCGCTAATGTTTCAGCTTCCTTTTTCAAACCAGTTAAACCAACACCTTCCGCACCACTTGTACCTTTAAACAATTCTCCGGCACCAGACATACCACCTAATCCAGCTAACGGTAAACGACCGCCGCGAATTGCTGTTGCTGCTGCTGTTGCACCTGGGTTAGTTACAGCATTAATAAGATCAGCTATTGTGCCAAAAGTTTGTGCTGCTAGCCCACCAAGACCGCGAATTACGGGACCTAAACTAATAAGGAGATCTCGTAATCCTATAATAGACACCGTAAGTGCTGGCATTAAATCTTTAGTTGCCGCAACTTGTAAATTTTCGAATTCGTTTTGCAGATTCTTTACTGCTTGAGCTGGGCCTTTTAAAGAATCGGCTAATTGACCAGCCCCTTCAGTACCAATCCTTTTTAATGCTTTAATAACAATATCACTTGTAATTTTGCCCTCTGATGCCAATTCTCTAATTTTACCAATTGGTACACCCATCTCACGTGCTATTGCTTGCACAATTGTTGGTGTTTGTTCAAAGACACTATTCAACTCTTCGCCACGCAATACGCCAGAACCCAATGCTTGACTAAGCTGTAACCAAGCACTTGAGGTTTCGGTAACAGACGCACCGCTTAATTTTGCAGCAGTGTTAAAACCATTAAAAGCTAATTCTACTTCGGCTAATGACATGCCAATTGGGCGTAATCGTGCATAAGTCTGAGCTAATGCTTTATTAGCTTCTGTTTGGCTCATTCCAAATCGTTGTGCAGCACGAATAGCAGCATCTTGCGCTTGTGTTGCTTCGCCAAAAGCACCAGCTAATGCTCTTATGCGCCGTTCTGATTCCTCTCTCTGGATTCCTGTTTGAAATGCTTCCTGTGCTGTTCTTAATCCGATATAAGCCGCTGCAACGCGACCTAATGAACCTATTAAATTTTTTGCCGCTACACCTTGATTATTTAATCCTATCTCTGCGGCTTTTGAGGACGATGCTAATGCATCATTAGCTTTATTTAATCCTTTTACAGCATTATCAGTTGCCTGCGCACCTTGTTGCACAGCTTTTAGTTGACCGACAGCATTACGGCTATCAACATTAATGGCAACATTAGCGACGACTGACATGGCTTTTAGTGTCTTCTTTTCATTCTACGCTCTTGTTCTTCATTTTGCAGCTCAAAATATGCTGACCATATCAACAGTTCTTCTAACGTTACCTCTTGCTGCAAACGTACTAATGAATAGCCCAATTCCTTTGCAACACCAAGTTGCAATAATAATAAATTATCTTTTTTTAATTCAATCTTTAACGCTTTTCATATCGGTTTCTTGCTCCTCTGGATTCGTAATGACTGCAAGCATTAGCGATTGCAAATCAGCATCACGCACTTCATTTTTTAGTTCCGCTATCTCACCAGCTTGAAATAACCGACGACCGGTTTCATCCATCGCCTTTGTCACCAACAAATTTAGCGCAAAGCCATTTGTATCATCACCATTAGGCATTTTTTGTGCGCGTTCGCGTTCTGCCATTGTTAATGGTGTTGCATAAAACTCAAATATTGTGCCATCACTTAATGTAACATTTCGCTTGATGGCTATTAAATTTGCAGCTTTTTTAAGCCGTGCTAATGCAGAAATTGTTGAAGAAGCCATTGGTTGTTAAGCAGTAGTGGAGAAGTCAAATGTAGGAACACCAGTAGGACGGAAAGTGATTTCTACCATCTGGGCATCATCAGGATCAACGTTTAGTGTTGCGGTTAATAATACAGCATCCATTGAAATACTACGACTTAATACTTCAGTACTGCTTTTATCTATATATAACTTAACTCCGCATCCAATCTGTTGACGTTGTACTACATCTTCTACCATACGATTTGATAATGCACTATCTTCATTAGTTATATATACAGATGCACTTCCGTTACCATCAGCAAAACCTGGAATATATGCTTTAAATGGTGCGTATTGTTCTGCCGTTTGACCAATGGTCGTTACATCAATTTCAGCACGACTGATTTCAAAACTCCAATTTCGTACTTGACCTACTGCAGAATAATCAGCATAATACACCTCAAATACATTAGGTGCTGCTAAAGTGCCATCATCAGTAATATCCAAAATTGAACCACCAGCACTGGTCGATACAGTTAGCACACCAGTAGCAGCGGTATAGCTTAAAACAAAATAAGTAGTGGCTGAACTAATCGGTGCTGGTAATGTACCAGATCCCGCTGCACCGGTTTGACTATTTACAATGCGAAATTTTACTTGATCACCTACTTTTAAATTTAAATACTGTTGAATTGTGATTGTATTGTTAGCTGCACTAACGTTTGCTTCACCAAACGTGCCAGTCGTACCAGCAGGTTTGTAATACAATGCACCAGAGGTGCCAGATAAAACGGTGACGGCCATTAATTTGAATGATATTTGGCTGCTTTTATTATAACATCAATCCAGATAAGCTTCAAATGTTGCAGTAAGCTGTGTCTGGAAATAGGCTTCGGGTGTTGCTGGTGTTACCTGTGATGGACCTGATGCCGCATCAAATATAATACTAGAAAATTTAGCACGGTCGAATTTATCTTTAATCCGTTCTGCAATCGTGTAATTTGCTGCTGCTCCGCTGCCTATAGGTGTAAAGGTATTTACTACTAGCACGCCATTTTGACGGTTAAAGCCTGCATTACCTATAGGCAGCAAGGTTGCATAAGCATTATCACCAAATCGTATTAATACTTGAAGCCATGGTGCATTACCTGGTGGTGTAAACGGTATATTTGCATAACTAACCGGATAAGCTGGTGCAAGTGCCATCTCAGTAGCAATTCGTCCTTCAATGGCAGCACGGACATCATTATAAGTACTACTCATGATTCTATCCCAATCTTTGCTGCCGCAATTTTTACCCTACCTTGTACGTCTTTAGCTACTCCTTGCACCCATCCGGCTTGACCACCTTGAGCGCCAGCAGTTTGTTTGCTGCTACCTTTTGCTAATGGTTCTGCATAAGGTAAATTATTGTGAACACTATAGATATTACCGATACGTTCTTGTTGATATCCAATGCGTGATAGTGGCATCATTGACGGATAATTACCTTTAGGTGCAATACCACCAGTTGCTGCATTCTCACCTACCTGCCAACTGGCGCGAAA